CTCATCTGTTCATATTAATCGTAACATTGCCTTATTTAATCTCCTTACATGAGAACTCTGCATACGGTATCTCATCGTCCTCGTATTCCTCATCTTTCCAAGCCTCGTACTCACCTATAAACTCATTTTTCATAAAATCAACTGCTGTTTCGTAGTGATTTTCAGAAATAATGTGCATTGAGTCACCGCTATCACTTTTAAAATAATAAGAATATTTCATAACATTTTTACACTTTAGAATGGCAAGTCCTCTTCCTCTTGAGCTTCCTCTGCCTTAGTTTCTGCTGTCATGGTAGTACCATCTATAATAATGCCATTACCGTTTATTGCTGAGTAATCTTTCGTTTCCTCTGTAAGTTCTTCTTCGATTCTCTTTTTCTCAGCCTCTTCCTTAATCTTATTCATTTCCTCCTTGTCAACATATTTGTTAAGTTCCTTGTTGAACACTGGAATGCCACCTTGTGCAATAATTGCCATGTAATCGTAAGACTTAACGGTATATACATCATACCAGTTCTTATCGTCTTGAATCCATTCCATTCCAAGGTCAAAATCGTCAGTTAAAGGTGATGGGAATCCGTCATCTACAATCTGGATTGACGTCTTATTGTCTGCTGTCTTTGTAAGTGTAACAATAAGGTCAAGTCCATTGTTAAGGTCGAAAATACTGTAATTGTTTCCCTTTCTTGCAGCAGCTTCGGCACGAATCTTCGCAAGGTTCATAATTTTGTCGTAAACTCCGTCCTTCTTCTTTGAAGAGTTGAAGAGCCAAAATTTAACGCCATCTTCCTCGTGGTCACGTTCAATACAACGCACAATCCACATTTCCTTAACCTTGTTAAGGAATTCGATGTCACCGTATCTCTTCTTTGTACTCTCATCTAATGCTTTTGACTTTAACTCCTTTGCCTTTGCTGATGTCTCGCAGAAAGGACAACTGTCACCCATTACATCACCATCTTTCTTGTTGTGCGTAGGGCATACAAAAGTCTTCCAGCCGTTAGGTGCGACTTCTTTATTTACCTTTACGGTGTGCATAAAAACTTTTTTGAAAGGACTACCGCCTTCTGGGGAGAAGGGTAGCAAACGAATTGTTAAGGTTTTTGATGTTTCCTTGTCACCCAATCTAGCTTGTAAATAATTCTTCTCGTTAAATTGAGTTTTTTTAGGTGTAAAAGTTTTTTGTTCTTGTTCATACTGATTTTTCACAGCTTCTGCGTCAATGTTAACGCTAAAATTTTTGTTGTTCATAAATTGAATGTTGTTAAAAAAATTATTTTACATGCACGTCAGAACGTGCTTAAAAGTTTACAATGCAAATATATAAAAAAAAATTGAAAAAACAAAAAAAATCCTAGTTTATTCCCAGTAAACTAGGATTTTCTATACTAGAAGCGACTTTGCCATTCTCTAAAATCATATTGCCTAAAAATATAGGCAAGGCATTGTGCTAAAGTTTCATCACCAAGGCATCTTACAATGGCACTGTTAATTGTTTCCTCTCCCATTTCTTGAACGGCTAGATTATAAGCCTCTTGTGCTTCAGATGAATCAACAACCCATCCACCACTTTCAGCCTCTTTAATAATTCTATTTACAGATTCTTTCACAATGTTGTGAAGGTCTTTTTCGGTTAATCTCATTGTTTTCATTTTGGAAAATTTTTTTGTAAATAATTCAAATCCATATCATCTATGTCGTTTTCTTGACTTTCATCACTCTTAAAGAACTTGTTGTGGTCAACCTTACCAGTTGTGGCATCGAAGAACTTGTCTTGTTGCTCTTTCTTCTTATTCAACATGTCATAGATGATGTCAGCACATCCTTTAATCTTTTCTAGATAAGGATTACTTGTTTGTTCCCCTTCACGACTGTCATATTTAGCCTTGAACATTGCGTCATCAAGAGCACTGTAGAAATCCTCAAAAGTTGAACGAACTTCCCAGAAAAGGTCATTTGCCCTATCATAAGCATGGTCAACAGTACCATAGCTTATCTCATTGATGAGTCTATCTTTAAGCTTGTTATATGATTCTTCAGATAACTTAACTGTTTTCATTAGATTTTAAATATTTTTTCTAGTGTCTGAATGTCATCGTCATCAATATTGAAGAATGTGTTTGCAATATCATCAGACGGGTTATCTACATCATCATTGGTAATGACGTACTCCTTTGTTGTAGGCTCGTCATTATCTGCATAAGCCTCATATCCACCTTGTTTTGCTTTTTCTGCCCAATACTCATTTGGTTTTACGTTGAATGGATACGAATCTAATGAACGAAGATTCAATTTCTCAGTCTGGGTTGGATTTCTCTTCTCGAACTCAGCTTTTAGAGATTCAATCTCACTATTATTACTATCAACTTTTGTTAACAAATTATTGATTGTATTAATAAGTGTTGTGATTCTGTTATCAACCTTTGATAAATCCCTTCCGATGCGGTTTTGCTTAACATTAAGTTTGTCTTCTGCTTGTGTTAGGCCATCAATGTCAATTGTTTCACCATCATCTGCTGGTTCTCCACCCATTGGGTCTCCCATTGGGTCAGCGCCCATATCACTACCCATGGGGTCAGCCATAGGGTCTTGGGCATTTTGGTCTGCTCCACCGCCCATTGGGTCTCCACCCATAGCGTTAGGGTCAGCGCCTCCCGCCATTGGGTCTTGTCCTCCCATTGCATTTGGGTCTCCACCGCCCATTTGGTCAGCACCACCCATTGCATTTGGGTCTTGAGGCATTCCACCGTCAGCAGGCATACCTCCCATTGCATTTGGGTCTCCACCCATAGCGTTAGGGTCTTGCATGTCATTACCAGCTTCCTCTATCTCTTCCTCTGGTAAAACGGTTGGTATATATGCCTCGCTGAGACGCATAAAATGTTTATGTGCCTCTAACAAGTTATTTTCTTTAAGATACTTAATGTTAGTTGCCATTTGTATATTAATCGTTCAATAGTTCTTTATTATCTTCTGTCAAAATAGTTTTTGAACTTTCTGTTCTCTCAATAAGACCTTTATCTTTTTTAACTCTCTTTACTGATGCTTGTTGGTCTGCGCCACTTAGCACATTTTTAGCCATTGCAATTTTCTCACTAGTTGTCATAACTTTTTCATTTAATTCATTTTTATGTTCTGCCACTAGATTATCACTTGGATACATCTTAATTTGTGGTTTTCTGTTGTCTACGTGTTTAATGATAAATCTTCCCATAATATTATAACATTATTTATTATAAATATCTAATTAATTAAAAAATATTGAAAAATCCTCTATTTTAGATAGGCTTGACAAGGAAAGTTCTCCATTTGTCTGGATTATTAACTTATCCTTATATTTATCCCAATCAATCAGATATTCATTATTAGGCTTATCAGAGTCTGAATTCTCTTTTTCGATTAACTTATTG